GGGCCGGGCACATTTATGTGCCTGGTTCAGTTGGAGTTTATGATAGTTTTCTTATGCTTGAAGCAACTCCTGCCATGATATTATGGCTTTTTATTTGTTACGATGTTGTTATGATCTTTTAAAGAGGGATTCCCCCGTCTTTCTTGATTGATCTTTATAATGACGACAGTGTTTTACTGTTTTCGTATTTTGTGTATCGCTTTTGCGATAATGTTTTATTTGTTGGTGGTTTTATGCCGCCTGTTTTGTGTTTCGCTTTGCGAATTTGTTTGCCCCATGTGATGTGAGACTATATGGATCGTGGTTCGAGCTACATGCCGAACTTCTCCTACGGGAGATATGGTTTACCAGATAACCATGTGCAGACTGACTTAGGATTATTGCTGTGAAGCTATTCAAGTTAAGTGCACACGAACCCCATATGTAATGTTGTATTGATACATTTCTTCTTGGAATGAAAGTCGTATGACTAGCGAGCCTGAAAAGCTCTGCTACTAATTGAGCCTCTTTTGTTAGGTTCTTTTGTTAATTGATCGTCGTTGATTGCGCTCGGATCAAAGTATTCGTCTGTCTTAGTAAATAGCATTGAGATTGATTGCCTGTGACCCAGGAATCGTCAATTTAGCGAAAATTTGAAATGATAGATGAATTAACTTTGTACCCGAGGGTCAATGATCCATTTATACTAGAAGAATGCCCTTAGTAGTAACTTTTCACTGGTGTGGAAACCAGTGTGATAGGTGAGAGATTGCGTTACGAGTGCCCGTGGTATTCGGTCTGCTTTCTATGTATTCTCACATGCAGGTATCAAACCCTGCCTTAATGCCGGTATTTAATTTTAGGCGCGGCTTTAATTAGCCTCATGCTTTTGCATGTACCTTTCTTTTAATATCATTAATTCGACGTCATAGAAGTGATTCTTTTCCTTCTTGATTTTGACTAGTTTAACAGTACTAGTGAAAACTGTCCCAGCCTCATGAAATAATGTCCCTTATAAGTGAATGTAATCATCTGGGAGGCTCTGCCATCGGTTTCCAAACCGAAAAGCACGACGCCAGCTTGGCCGCTGGATTTAATCGCAGTTTACTGCATTATCATGGACCAGGTCTTGACGACCGGTATGGTAAAGATCTACCCGCAACTTTTGTTGCGCCCTCAGGATATAAATCCGGTGTATCGACATCGGTTTTCCAGGAGCTTAAAACCAGCTCCCGAATTTTATTCGCGATGGTAATTTTGTCATTCTTGTATTTCATTGAGAAGGAGAAAGCCTTTTCTTCTGATGAAATCTTTGGTCTCCTGAGTGTCGTGTTAGGAGGAGCTTTGATTGGCGAATTTGTAGGGTGTAAGACCGACCAGTTGAGGTCGGGTTCCCAGGAGCTTAAATCCAGCTCCCGGACATTGTCCGCGATGGTTATTTTAATGTGTTTGCGAAGTGTTGATGCCAACAATACTTCGTTGCCTGTGCGCGTAGCTGAGCGCATGTTGACCTTCACGTTGATTGGCGTGGCATGGATCGGGTATCGTGCATGGCATGATTTCCGAGTTTGTGGTGTTGACTTATTGGCAAGCGTCCCTGGCTTGTGCTACAGGCGTTTGTTTATCATTCCACCCGATCTTGGATATTATCCGATCTTTGCCAAAGTTCTGTTGGAAGTCTATCGTGAACCAGAAAATGTGCGTGGGAATATGGTGGTGACAACATGGTGTAATAAGTTGCATATTGAGTACCCAGGCCCTGGTGACCCAGGTGGATCTATTGGTCCTATGCGAAATAGTACAGGTTTACCTGACCCTTCGTTCGTTCACTTGGTTGGGCCTCCAAGTCAGTGGACTTTTCCTAGAATATATCTTGAACGTCCTGTTGGCTGCAATGCTACTTGGATCAATGTATTTCTGATGGCAGGGTTCATGTTGAATGTCGGACCTGCTATTCGGTGGTTTGTTGCACAGTTTTGCATTGTTTTCCCATGGCTGCAACCTGGCAAGTGTTATATGTTTTTGTTTGCAGACAATCGTGATTTGGGCATGTATCCGACGATGCGAGACATCCGGACAGAACTTAAGGTTGCACCGCTACGAAAGGCCTCATTACGTTATCGACGGTATGGCGATGTTATTCACATCAGCCCTTTTGGTTCAGATTATGTTGGCTCACCTGCGTGGGATTGCATCAACGGTTCGTTGCAAGTTGGTGCTGGTTCACTTGTTGACATGGTGTTCGACGCATTATATGGTTTAGTTCACTGCCTTGCTGCGTGCGTTGTTTTGCCTAAGTTCCGTGTTTTTACGTTTGGCACGCGTGGTGATGTTACACCCATGCGCTACTATGTGCGCTTATTGAACCGAGTGGGCTTGAGCTGTGATCAATATGATTGTTTAACACCTGCCGAAGGTTTGAAAACGCTGAAACATGTTGAGCAATTTCAATTTTACAAAGGATCCAGGTATTTGGCTCGAATTGTTGGACCTTTGAGGGATTGGATCGTTGGAGATAATTGCGTAGCGATTGCACCGCTTGGTGGTGTTGGACAACTGCGCAATGTTGTGACGTTTGATTTAGCACCACCGCCTAGTCAATTGATTCAATTCCGATTGTTATCTTCTGATGATTTCTTTGGTCAGGTGTTCAATTGGGTCGTGACTTGTATCACTACAGTGAATTGTCCTGACATTCGAGTTGGTTCTTTTGATGGCTGTGCGCCTCGTTCTTGTGATGGTATCAAGTTATTGAAAGCCCGACCCAACCTAAAGAAACGGAAGTATTTAATAGCCATGGGTAGTAGTAGTCATGCTGAGCCGCATTTGCGAGATGTTGATCCATTAGATGTCTGGTCAACCAGACCTAACAGTGTTTATCAGTATGATGATCGATCTGATCATGATCAGATGATGCTGGATTATGAACACGTTGTCTGTCATGGTGGCGCTGGAACGATGGCGACGGCCGCAAGTTGTGGTTGTCTGGTTACTTCTGCTGATCGTTTCCTGGATCGTGATTATGTTAGTGACCCCGATTTCACGTTCAGTCAGTATCATTTTTGGTTCTGGTACGGATTATTGAAGCCATTGGGTGTTCATCAGCGTTTGTTGCTAATGTTCAAGGTTGGCCTTATTGATCCCACGGTTCTTCTCGCCGTGCCTTTGTATCAGTTGACTGAAATAACGCGGCTGTGTTTCGTCCTGTATGTATTCCTCAACTGGTTTTGGGTGATGTTGCCTGACCTGTTGGCTAGTCGGACGATTCCTGAAGGTATCACTGTATTCATTGCTTCTGGTCTGAAAACGGAAGTGTCATTGTTTTGGCGGTGTGTCATTGTCACGGCTGTGGCATACCACTATCGGAAGATGCGCGCGCGTGAATTACCTGGTGTGATCACAAGTGGTGTGATGTTGTTTGCAAACGGTGTTTGGCAGATCAGTACCAGCACTACTTGGTCTTTTGTGCTTGGCTGTTTAGGGCCCATTTTGACTGTTGGGCTCGTCTTGCTTTATGACGTGATTCGCAAGTATTGGTGGGCTGACGTCATTCATTATTTTACCATGGGCCTGATCGATTCAGTTGACCCGTGGTGTGATCATGAGGACCGAATTATGATGAGATTTTCGAGACTTGAGCATAGTTGGTTGCCGTTTCTTCACGTTGATTTCACGGATGGTGAATATTTCACTGGCGTTGGTGTTACTTTGAAGGATGGATATCCGCGATGTCGTTCTTATGTGCGTGATCACCCTAAGACTAAGACTTTGTTTTCGATACCTACCGCCTTGTCGAAAGACCGTTGGGACGAACTTGTTAAGAAAGTGTTGGATTTCGATGGTGTTGCGTATACTGGGTTTCGAAATTGCCAGACAGCAGCGTTTTCTGTTCGTTCGGAAGGAAAATATGGTGGTGATATTGTGGTTCTTGGGTTTTTGGCTGGGGCCTCGATATTTGCAGTACTGGCGTTGGTTATACCTTTGTCAATTCTTGCGTGTGTCGGGATTTCATGTTTGGCCGGGCCTACAGTGTTTGCTTTGGGCGGGCCGGATGCAATACCTACATGGAAGGATGTTTTAAGCCTGGTTTTCATTCCTAGTTTGGAAGTTTCGCAAGAAGTAAATGAGTTGTATGAGGTTGTCAATGAATCAAGTGTTACGGGGTACATGAAGTCCAATCCCCTTTTGTTCATTGCTAAACCAGATGTCGATATGTCTTGCTTCGAAGGGCTGGAACAGCGTTGTTGTTTTATTTCACATGAAGACGATCGGATTGAGGCGGAAGCTCGTTTTCCGTATGTTTATCATGTATCGACAGTGCCTAATTTGGTGGCCAGTGGTCACCGCATGGGGTTACACGAGCATGAGTATCTGATTGTCGGATTCAAGCCATCATGGTACATTGTTGATTTGATGTTGTCTTATCCAGAATTGGGTGGTTGTGTGACTTATTCAGTCAAAGGCTGTCGGTCTACTTGGGGTTCGATTACTCTCAAGCGCGGTAAAGGAGACGGGAAAGTAACGACCTGTTTCACTATTGACAATAGCGAATTGTTCGCTGGCGTCAGTTCTTACCACTCTCCTGTCAAGTGTGTTTTACTGACATGTTGTCGGACACCGGTTCCATTCAAACGTATAGACTGGACAGAACCTGGCGTGGCTGGTTTGACTAAAGCCTTAGGGTTGAGTGAGCCGATGGATCCATGGGTTGTTGTAACTCGTAAAGATGACGGTTGTTATTACGGAGATGTGCCGATTGATTTGACACCCCTTGTTTCACAAATGTATGGGTGTGGTAATACGCGAATGGCGTTGTCACAGATGCTTTATTTCAATCGTGATGCATTCCTGGCCAGGTTGATCAAATTGGCGTCATCATTGGAAGTTTTGCTTCTTGCTGGCGCTGCTAGTGTCGGTGAGTGTAAGTTGATTGCCGAGATCGAACGAATCCTTGAAATTTTCAGCTATGGTAAACGGAGCAGGAAAGGTGCTTGGGCGCCTGTCCAGCAAACATTGCGGTCCAATCGAGTTCTTGAATTGAATACCGTTATTCATGCTGATCCTAAGTTTTGTGATGTCGATTATGATAAGACGCTTGGCCATTATCTCGAAAACCTGGCGTTGTTTGGGAAACGGGATGTCAATGTTCGTCAATTCTGTCGCCGTGTTAACCGCAATCCACATGTGGATTTGTTGCTTAAAGCACGTGGTCTTGAATCAGGTGGTGTTGATGGCATTGATGGGATTGTGCTTGCTTGCAAAGAAATCATGATTAATTCTCTTGCGAGTTACACATACACCCGGACGGCTGATGCGTTGTTGGATGATGACATTATCGCTGTATCCGAGACAATTATCAATCAATGCCCCGAATTATATCTTGATGCTCGGGTTGCTGATCCGAAGAAGTTAGTGTCTCATTTCATGAAACACAAAAACTTCTCGGCTGGGCTGCCATTTGTTGGATTTGACAAGCCATTGAAGAAACGTGGCGATTTACGTACCGAACGATGGTTGCGTCCAATAGCTCAAATGGCTTTGTTGCCGTTTGAGACAGGTGAATGGTATCCAAGTTTGGCACATGCTTTCCCAAAGTCTCAGGTTGTTCCTTATGAAAAGCTCAAGTCAAAACCGAGCAAGCTGCGTTCTGTGGTTGCGACATCCTTGATTGTTAACGTGCAACAAGGAGTTCTCAACTTCGATGTGAATAATCGGCATGCTCCACATGATGCGGCAGGCAAATGTGGGCTTACCCTTAATGGAGCGGCCCTTGGGGCTGTTTTCAGTGAGGCGTCCCGTTATAAGTACATTCATTCATTGGATGCGGATTCATTCGATCGGAATCTGAACGGAAACGCATTTGCGATCATAGGGGAATTACGTAAAGCAGGTTATCGAAATCATCCATGTCGCGAGGCGATTGAAAAACATATCGACATGAGCATGCAACAAGAGCAGATTGGGCACATCGTAAACCTCATTTCGGATTTGTGGCGCGATGTTGAAAAGGATGCGACAACTAGTGCTGACTTGTGGAAATTCATTGAGGGTTTTGCTGCTGAGTATGCTGACACTGCTGAGGAGATAGCAGTGAAGCATGAAACAGCACCTGGTGGTGTCATCACTAAACGTGGTGGTGGCACTACGGGTAGTTCGAACACATCATGGCAGAATACTCATGGTTATGATGGCATTATTGTGTATAGCGTGAGCAAGGCACAAAAATGGCCCATTCGTGATTTTTTCGACCGTGTTTATTTGGCCAATATGAGCGATGACAACATTGTTGCCACCGATGAAGAAATCGATTGGCCAGCTGTGTATGAGATTGCACAACGTGTGTTTGGTTGCAAGTTGCGAGTTGAGTCCACTGGTAATGACGTGCTGAGTCAGACGTTTCTCGGTAAGTATCCGAGGGATGGGTCTGAGTATACGAATGATTTTGCACTGGCTGGGTTGCCTGTCCCACAATTTGCGGTCCTCCATGAAAAATCGAAACTGCTGATGAGGTACAGCAATTACAAGGCTGATGCTACTCGGAAGATGGCGACTCGCAAGAAAGAATGTGAGTATCGAATTCAGAAGAGCATTGGGTATTTGAACCTTTGTGCACATCAACCTGATTTGTATTCAATGATCAGTAAGGATTTGATGGACATGTTGGCGCATGTGCCAGCTGATCAGAGAAATCATTTGCTACGCAAGCATAAAATTCCGAGTTATGTCAAGGTCGTACAAGATTGGTATAAACTTGGGTCACTTGAAGACAAAGGCGTAGTCAAGGAACTTCAATTTACGATTTCTTCGTTTGCCCGCACTGAGCAAGTCATTTTGCGGACATTGCGGATGGTCCGGTCAGCTGAGAAGTTTGTTCCCCTACATCTGCTGGCGATTGATGGCGAAGATGTGCTGGATCGCGTCGTTAATTTCAAGTCGTATGGGTTGTTTGAATCGCACATATTCCATTGCTTCATCAAGCTTAATGGGACTGTCCCTGATGAGGATGAGATGAATTATTGTTGCAAGATGTCACCTTATTCGTCGTTAACCAATGTGCGTGAATGGTACAGGAATGTTGGACGTTTCTTGCCAGTAAGCGGCAAACAGTTTGAACGGAATACAAATTATGCTGTATTGCATTTTTGGTTGTTCACTGCTGCTTATTGTCATACACAGCCCTTGATTGAAACGATACAATATGTCCCTGTTGGTTCCATTGTGTTGGAGCTGTTGAATATTTATTTGTTTACGTCACGATCATTGTTCGGGACATGGAATTATGCCTATTATGGTTCACGAGCTCAATCCTCCATGCACATGTCAGCGTTGGTACCGAAGGACCCTTATAGGCATCACAAATTGACCGCTTACCAGTTGGTTGAGAACATTCGGCTGCCTCAGGTTTTATCTTTGTTACCCATCTGGGTTGTGAATGATATGATATCAGGTGCATTGGACTTCAGTGCTGGTTTCCTTGACAAAACTTTGTTTTTGAACAGGGCACCAGTTTTAACTGGAGATCCGGCGTTCGTCAAGGGGACACCACAAGGATGGATTGACACAGCCACAGAAATTGCAGATTATTTGGCTGAAGGCAAATCGGTCGTTTGTTCAGCTCATACTGGTACTGGCAAAACAAAATATGTTCCGTCTCTGTTGGTTCAAATGACTAACAAGCCGTCTTGTGTGGCGATGCCTCGTCGTATCTTATGTGAACAGTATTCTCAGTATCCAGGTGTCGTATGGTGGCAGTCAGGACCTTTTCCGAATGCGAAGCTCGTCGTTTGTACTTACGGGTTTTTGAGTGCTAAGATGGGGCACGGGTCCTGTGAAATACCCGATGTGAATTTCATTCTTGATGAGAGTCATGAGACAGCGTGTGAAATGAAAATGCTGTTTGACACTCTGTTTATGACGCAACAGTGTGTTTTACTTACTGCGACTCCCAAGGCGTGGATGCATAACAAACAGTGGCCGTACATCCAAGCTAAGATTCCCCCTTTGCACGAGATTGTTGATCGGAAACCAGAGTCCTTTGCTTCACGGAAACTTGATGATGTAATCGTGGAGGCTTTGCGGGCTGGTTTCAAACGAATCTTGGTGATACATCCCCACACCAAGGCTGTCAAGAGTTTGGCAGTCAAGTATAAGGATAATGGGTTTCATGCGTTACATTCTGGGAAAAGGGAAATTCCTGAATCAGGGCACGTGGTTGCGACTGCTATTGCAGATGCGGGGCTCACTCTCCCGGGTTGTGATCTTGTCATTGATAGTGGACTGCGTGTAGTAAATGATCAAGGGCAAACCATGACGAAAGATATTGATAAAGCAACCAGTTTGCAACGTCGTGGGCGCACAGGACGCACAAATCCAGGCGAGTATTGGTTGATAGGGAAAATCGTCGATATTGATTATGTCCCTTCGCCGGATGTTGCATGTGTTTTGGCTGGTGGGCCAATGGCTAAGCATTTTAAAACACGTGTTGACTTGATGGAAGCTGAAACAATGATGGTCCCTGGCGATAAGTATGGCCATTGTAAACCAATTCATGATCAACGGTTGCGCACAAGTCATGCGTTTTATAGCAAGTTGCTTCACTTGAATCGGTATGATGAATCGAAGGCGTGCAAGATCTATCAGTCAGTTCTTAACGGGAATTGTAAAGATGACAATGCGCTTGAGTTCCTCTTGGGGTCTTGTGAAGTGATGAAATTGGCTCCGATTGCTATGGTGTTGCACGAATGGTGTGACAATCCCGTGCTTTACATCGAGACGATGACGTCTGATGATTGTGGGTTGTCCCTCTCAGATATGACGTCGTGTCAAACCCAATTGGCCATTAGAAATAATGTGCTGGGGTTTGACTAGTTTCAGGAGTGGCGTAAGGCTGCCTTAATTGCCTTGATAATGTAGAAGACCACTGTAAGTGTCTTGCCTCGAAAACATTTGAATTCTGAGCCCATAATCTGGTGTGAACCAGACTGGACTTGGTTTAACAGTTGCGTCGTAAGCCTGATTTGTTCAGGACGTGTAAGGTCCAAATGTTTTGTTGGAGTTGCCAATATAAAACAACCGCTGGTTGGAGATCGCGATAGAATCTCCTTTGTGGTGGAAGACTACCCAAAATGTCTTAAATGCCGGGTACGAATCTGGGAAGAGAGGTATGAAACAATTACGGAATGTGTTGGATGCTGCTTGTTAGTTTGGTTGAAATAAGACCTTGACTCTCTAAGGGGGTCGGCTGATATGCATGTTGAAGAGCATCTGTTCTAATGGGCTGATTACTTTAATTTCTTTTCATATGAATACGCGAGGTGTGGTTACTCTAAAGACCTGAGATGACGGGAACGTTGTCAAAACATCCTGCCGAACACCCATTGGGTGAGTAGGGATTGGGTTGGATTTGCCATTTGGCGAACCGATTTGATTACGTGAACGCGTAAGGATAGTGGTATGTGCAAATATTTCCAGTAAGACACAGGAAAATACCATGGTTCATAGTAAGTTAATGTGAACC